CGGCGGGGTGTCAGCGCACGTCGCGCGCGAGGTTCACGACGCGCCAAGTGAGGCCCATATCGTCTATCCAGATGGTTCCGTCTGTTGATTCCATCCGTATGTCCTCTTGGGCGTTGTCGGCGCGCATGGTCAAGAGCGTGGGCGAATAGCCCTTGAGTGTTCCGCGCAGGTTGATATTTCGGTTGGTGCGCTTGATCCAGATTCGATCTTTACCAGCCATCGTCAAATCCTCCCCTGTCTGTACTGCGTCTCCGCGATCCCATAGCCCGCGTACACCGTAACCCTGCCCCTATCCCTGCCCTGATACGGCAAGGCCTCAACAGCGGACGCAAGCCGCGACCGCCGATCCTGCGAGTTGGCCAGCCAGCATACCAGCGCCGGCCCGGCCAGCGTCAGCAGACCCACGATAGCCCGCATCATGATTCCCGCTCCTTCCACTCCGGCACGTTCGCGACCCGAAGCGCCGTTGTGATCGGCTCCATCACCGGAATCGCCTCCGGAGCCCGCCGCAACCCGCGGAGCGCCTTGTTCCAGCACGCCGCGCAGTATCGCTCCTCCCACCCACGCCCGGCCAGCCGGCGGTGCGTGTCCGCTTCAACCGGGTCTCCGCACGCGTGGCAGGTCGTCCGGTCGATTTCGTCTTGCAGCATCCGCGCGCAGCGTACCGTCACGATTGCGCCTCCTCGATCGTGAGCAGGGCCAGCGGATCCGCGCCACCACCCACGAACACTTTCTTTCCGTCGAGCAACTTCTCGAGGACTACCATCGCTTCGGCGTCCCCGCTGTTCGCCTCGCGCCACTCCGGAATCGTGCAACTCGTATCCGGACCGTTCTCGTACCGCGCCACGACCACCGGCCGCCGCATCGCTTCAATCTGTTTCGTCATGGCCGGCTCTCCCATGCCGCCTTCGCGGCAGCGTACGCCATTGACTGCTGGTTGGCGCGGATCAGGGAGGTGAGCCGTTCTATAACCTCGGTTTCGTCGCTGTAGATGTTGAAAACATGCGAGATGCGCCAGAAGATCACGGCCGTCATGCCACAATATTACACCTGCTGTTTTTGTGTTGCAACAGGTAAAACACACTTACGAGCGATTTTCAGGGGAACAACAGGCGAAACCACGGAACTTCGAACGCGCTTCGAAGCGTCTTTCGAACCTACACGTAGGCGACGCGCAGCCGGAGCCGGTCTTCAGGCGCAGCCGAACGCCCTTCTCGGGCCAGCAAGACAGTAAGGGTACTGTATACCGAAATCCGTCTGGGTCGGTGCCCTCAGTCTAACGACAATTCATTGATTTGTCAAGAGGTAGTTTTGGCCTTAGAAAATGGCTCGAATGGGCCAGTTTCAATCTTGACAAGAAGGTAGACGTTACGCTTTTCAACGCTCGCGGACATGCGCGAAGAACGATGAAAAAGAAAACCGTTGCAAACAAAAGGACGTGCGAGTATGATTCGGGGTGAGGCGCTCGACGCCAGAACCGCAATGCAGGCCAACGCAGATCTACGGCCAGTAAGCCCTATAATCTCGGACCCATTGGGCCAGATACCGCACCATGGCGCTGGGCCGGTAGTGTGCGCCAACCCTGCGATCCTGAAGGGCGCCTCACGTTTTCATCATCAGGGAGAACGGTCATGAAAAAGCTCGAGCAGTGGCAGAAGGACATCGAAGCCAGGCTGCTGGCGATCGAGGAGAAGGTCGAACCCGGCGCCGCGGGCGAACCCGGGCCCGCCGGCGCCACGGGCGCTATCGGATCGAGGGGGATCGCGGGCGCGACCGGTTCCACTGGCGCGACCGGAGCGCAGGGCGAACCTGGTGTCCAAGGCGAGCAGGGCGAAGCAGGTCCCGCCGGCGCGGCCGGCACAGGCTCGCAGTCGCTGTTGGATCGAGCGGGGAAATGGCTGCGGCAGACCGGGTCGGGCGGCGTGAAGCCCATGGACGACCCGACACCACCGGAGACTCACCCTGGACCGCCGCACGGACATTAGGGGCGCCGCGGAAAAGACGGCACCCCGATGAAAGCTCTCATTGCACTTCCGTTCTTGGCGTTCGCGGTAGGATGCTTCGCGTTGGCGATCCATCACGCAAAGTTGAGGCGGGAGAGCCAGCTCAAAGACCAGACCATCCGCAACGTAGTGCGGCTGCTGCGCTCCGTGTACGAGCAATTAGCGCAGGCAGGAGAAGACCCCAAGCCATGAAGACTGCGGCCGACCACAGGTACAGGAACGTGTGCAGCGAGTCCCAAGTGGCCGCGCCGCGCCGGAGTCCCGTGGTTGGGTCGAGTACGTCGGTGACGTTCTGGCCGGCGACCAGGAGCGTAAGCAGAATGGCGTGTGCGCGCAGGGATGCCGGCACGTCGACATCCTCCACCAGCAGATACGCTGCCACCAGCATCAGGGCAAAGAGGAGCTCGAGCCCGGCGAGCTGGCGGAGCGACATCACGAGGCAGTACCAGTTGGCGTGTGGTTTCGCGTACAGCCAGTATTCCCCCCAGCCTAAGACGGCAAGGCTGATCAGTCCCAGGCGCAGCAGCCGGAATTCGACGCAGCGCAGTTTGGTGCGCGCCAAGGCGAGCAACTCCCAGGCCGATGCCAGCAGGCCGGCGAAGGCCGCCCCGCCCATGATCAACCCCCAGGTCCGCGACCAAATGCGGCTCTCTGGATGCCACGGCAGGACGTTGAGCACGGTGTACAGCGCCAGGAAGAACACGAAGCAGGGAAGCTCGCGCCGTTCGCGCCACATCCGGCCGACGCAGAACAGCAGCGCGACGACCAGGGCGAAGTGCGGGGCGTGCATCACCCCGATTCTACTCCAGGAGCCGCAATCGTGAGGACGATTCTTTTGCTGTACGTGGCGGCGTTACCCCTGTTCGGGCAGGCAAAGCGCATCGACCCCAATACCATGGGCGGCCAGATATACTATGAGATTCGGGCGTTGCGCGACGAGAACGTGACGGCGATCAAGCAGATGGGCGCCCTGTCTGGCCGCGTTGACAAGCTGGAAGGCAACATACAGCAGCACGTGAAGGAAGACGACCAGGTAAAGGCCGAGGCGCTGCGGTCGCACGACGAGATGATGCAGTGGGTTCGCGGCGGAGCGGTTGCCTTCCTTAGCACGGTGTTCCTGGTGCTCGGCCAGTTCCTGTTGAGCATTCGGCACAACCGGAAATCGCAGGCCATGCAGGCGCAAGCCTCGCGGGATGCCAAGGACGCCTACAGCGAGGCAAATCACTACGCCAAGAAGCTTAGGGAGATTACGGCGCGCGTCGGAACCGACGAGCACCGCAACGACGTCGGTCAAGAGGTGCAGAACAATCGGCTAGACCACCTGGAGGAAGGGCAGTGACCGACGCAATCGCAAAGGCGATGGACGATCTGGCGCGCGGGATACAGGAGCTCGAACAATTGCTGCTGGTAGCCCGCCCAGCACGCCCGACTCGTGACCAGGACCCGCGACAAGAGTTGGCGAGGGACAATGCCTAACCCACTTGATAACCGTCCTGGCGGGCCCACCGGCGAGGAGCGCCCGGCGCGGCAGGATAGGTTTCTGGCGGCACACGCCGAGTTGGCGGTGCTGTACAAGTCAGCCGAGGCGGCCGATGTCAGCGTGGAATCGCATTATGTTTGGCTCCGAGACGACCCGACGTACAGGGCGCGCTTTGAGGAAGCGGACCGAAAGGGCATCGAAGCGCTCGAGGCCCGCGTTATTCAGCGCGCCCGCGAAGGACTGCGGCGCCGGGTAGTCCAAGGCGGCAAGGTGGTCATGGTGCCGATGCGGGACGCGGCGGGCGAGATCGTCCTGAAGCCGGTGCTGGACTCTAAGGGCAACCAGATCGAGCAGGAAGGCAAGATCCTCATGGAGCCGGCCATGGAGGAGCTGTACGAGGAGGTCTTCGACTCCCGGCGCGAAGAGATCGTATTGCGGGCACGCCATCCGCGGTACGAGAACCGGATCAAGGCCGACGTCAACGTGACGGGCGGTCTGGCAGAGCGGGTGATCGCAGCCCGCAAACGAGTCCCCAAGAAGGAAAAAGAGGAGACGACCGAATGAAACGCTCAACTTTGTTCGCAACACTGGTAGTGCTGGCGGTGTCTGGTTTCGCCCAGACGCCAAAACCGAAACAGAGCATCTTCCCCGTTCGCATCGCCCAGCAGGCGGTCGATGATAGCGGCTGGCTGGCGCTGACGCTCGAGCACGGCTGCGCCAACATCGGCGGGCCGTACACGCCGGCGCGCTACCGGAAACTGAACGGGCGCGTGACGATTGAAGCCTTTGTGACCGGATGCGCGCTCAACGTCATGGGCACGGTCATCGCGACGCTGCCCGACGGCTTCAGGCGCGACAACGAGTTTCCCTACCCCGTCATGAGCAACGGCGCGTCGCCGATCGTGGGCGACTCCTACGCGTCCCCGTTTCGTGCTGATGGTGTTGCGATGGTGGCGGCCGACGGCTCCATCACGGTGTTCAACGTCTTCGGCAACGTGTGGTGGCGGGTTCGGATCGAGTACCAGGCGGCGGGAGAATGACGATGGACACCTCTGAAAAGGACGTCGCCACGATCAAGGCGCTCTGCCGAGACATTGGAGTATTCGTCCGAGAGATTGCGGCCGATTGCGCTAATCTTACACCTATCGAAGTCGATACTGTCTCGTACGAGCGAGAGCGCTGTGCCAAACTCGCCGAGAACATGGCCTCCCATGTAGATGGACCAGCGCACGCAGTGGCCTTGAGAATCGCGATTGGAATACGGGCGGGAGAGCCGAGGCAGACGGAGTACGAGCGGCACGAACAACAGGCTGCTGGGTACGCCGGAACATACGATCAATATAAACGCGACGCAAACGAACAACTGGCCGCCGACATCCGTGCTGTCATGAGCCGGCACTTCACGGCGCACGCGGCGCACGATATCGAGAATTCCATCGAGACGCTGCTGAAGGAGCGGGGGCTGTGATGAAGCCGGACGATCTCGGCCTCGGTAGGCGTCTGAAAGAGTTGTTTGGCCCGCGGTTTGGCCCGCGTCTTGTGACGATCTACGACCAGTTCGGAAGACCCGTTTACGTCCCATCGCCTGCCGCTAAGATCGGCGACACCATCATAGTCAAGCGGCCAGTACGGTTCCGATTTCCGGAGTCTGCCTGATGCCCTACTACTCCCCAAACAGCGACTCGTCGGTGCTGAAGGAGATCGAGCGCCGCTGCGGGGAGTTCTACGCGGATCCGCTGGGCTTCGTCATGTGGGCGTACCCCTGGGGCGAGCCGGGACCACTCGAGAAGTATCCCGAAGGGCCCGACGTATGGCAGATGGAATTCCTGCGGCAGCTTGGGGAGCAAGTGGAGCGCCGCAACTTCGACGGAACCCACCCGGTTGAGCCAATCCGCGAAGCGATCTCGAGCGGCCATGGGACCGGCAAGGGCGTGCTGTCGGCCTTCATCGCCTGCTGGATAATGAGCACCCGGCCGTACAGCCAGGGCACCGTAACCGCCAACACCTTCAAGCAGCTCGACACGAAGACCTGGGCCACCATCACGCACTGGTTCAAGTTGTGCATCACTGGTCACTGGTTCGAACTCGGCAGCACTAAGATCTCCTCCAAGGAGCATCCGGAAAGCTGGTTCGTGCAGGCCCAGACCTGCGACGCCAAGAATTCCGAGGCGTTCCAGGGCCAGCACGCGGCCACTTCGACGTCCTGGTATCTGTTCGATGAGGCTTCGGCCATCCCGTTCCAGATCTGGGACGCGGCCGAGGGCGGTCTGACTGACGGCGAACCCATGATCTTCGCCTGGGGCCAGCCAACGCGCAACAGCGGGCGCTTCCACGAGGCAGTCTTCGGCAAGCAGCGTCACCGCTGGAGCACGCGGGTGCTGGACAGCCGGACCTGCCGGCATCCCAACAAGCAGACCATCCAGGAGTGGATTGACAGCTACGGCGAGAACAGCGATTTCGTGCGGGTTCGCGTGCGCGGCCTGGCGCCCAATGCGGACGACCTACAATTCATCGACGCGGAGCGCGTGGTTGGTGCCCAACAGCGGCAGGTCTTCCCACTTGCGGACGACCCGCTGGTGTGCGGCGTCGACGTGGCGCGGGGCGGCGGGGCATTCAACATCATCCGTTTCCGCCGAGGACTGGATGCGCGCAGCATACCTCCGGTCAAGATTGCTGGCCAGAACACGAAGGACACCATGCTCCTCGTGGCGAAGCTGGCGCAGATCCTTACCGACCCCCGGGAAGACCGGCGCCCAGCCATGATGTTCGTCGATTCGGGCTACGGCGGCCCGGCGGTAGACCGGCTGCATCAACTCAACCACAGGAACGTCCACGAGGTCAACTTTGGCGGAGGTTCGCCGGACTTGCACCAAGCGAATTACCGCGCCTTCATGTGGCAGAAGATGAAGGACTGGCTACCGCGCGGAGCCATCGACTCTGATCCGCGCCTCGAGGTCGACCTGACCGCGCCGGGTAGCTTTCTCAACGGGAAGGACCAGCTTGTGCTCGAATCGAAAAAGGACATGGAGGCGCGTGGAGTGGCTAGCCCCGACGACGGCGATGCCCTGGCATTGACGTTTGCGGAGGACGTTGCGCCGCTGTTGGCTCCGGTCGAGGTGATGGAGCGGCGGTACCCGGCGCAGAGCGGGAGCTGGATGAGGTAGCCTATGGCGGATACCCAAATGGCAGAGGTTCAATCGGTAGAAGGGAAGAAGGTTCAGTTGTTACTGCTCGGCAATCCGATTGTCGAGTGGGACGGTGAACTGGTCTGCGGCCTGCTCTTGACTCCCGAAGCTGCGCGCGAGTTGGCGGTTGGACTCATCGAAAACGCCTACGTGGCGGAACAGGAAGAAACGTGAACCTTCGACCCCTCAACGGGAATGGGCGCGTCTACACGGCGGAGGAGAGAGTTCTGTTCACCGTTGACGAGGAAGTTCTCCAGTGCGTCGAGAACGTCTTCCCTCGGGGGCAAGTGGAGCGGGCGGAGAATGAACCTGGGTTCCTCGGGTGGGTCTGCTGTCGGCAGAGACCTCTGGCTTTGACTAAAGACTCCATCGTGCTCTACGGATTCACCGGCAGCGTGTTTCCGCATTACCAGGACGCCCTGGACGCGGCGGTCAGAACGCTACGGTGGGCTGGTGAACACGCGATGCCGTGGTTCCACGACGGCAAGATCAGGATTTTCAACCTCTCGAAGACAGAGGCTGCCGAATGAACCTGAAACCTATCTCCGACCTGATTGTTGTGCTGCCCGCGCCGCCCGACGACCGCTGCGGCTCGCTCGTCCTTCCTCCTGGGCTGAGCGACCGCGGCGGGGAAGACGATTCTCCGCTCGAAGAGGGCGTGGTGGTGGCGGTGGGCCCGGGCCGGCGCAACGAGAAGACGGGCGAGCGCGGGGCGATGTACACGCGGCCTGGCGACCGGGTGGCGTACCCGCATCACAAGAGCGTGCCGGAGTACCGGGAGGGCGCGGAGCGGTACCTGGTCATGCACGAGCCGGGCGTGTTCGCCGTGCTCAACGAGTTTTGGGGAGAACTCGAAAGGCAGCTTTTACAACTTGCGGCCGATTCCATCGACAATTGGATTGCAGTCGATTTCCCTGAGGTTTTGAGTACGCAGAATGGCAGCGGAGACCCCGCTGAGGCGGCAACAACCAGCAGTCAGAATGCGGCGTTGCCGCAGGAGAACTGAGGACCATGGCGCAACAGACTTTGCTACTCGACGGGGCGGCCTCGAAGCAGGACCGCGACGTCATCAATGCGAA